ATGCGGAGATTATCACGCAGATCAAGGCGGCGGCGCTGGATCTGACACGCACGGCGGAGATTGTGCTGCCGGGAGAGATTAACATCAGCAGGGATGCGGAAAGCGGGGAAATCACCGATGAAAGCACACTGACCGATGAATACATCCTGACGGCCATTGCGACGTGGTGCAACATGCGGATCGGGAACCCTGCCAATTATGAAAATCTGCTGAAGGCATACGAGAGCATGAAGGGCTCCATGCGGATCAGCCACCACTATACCGATTACGACGGGGAGGCGGAGGACGGATGAGGATGATGAGCAGCTGCGTGCTGATCGCGTTTGATCCGGACGCGCACGAAGTCGGGACGGATCCGGTGACTGAGCGCCGGGAAGTCAAATGCCAGGAAATGGGCCTGACGCAGGCGGAGAAAACGCAGGCGGAAGGGACCGGACTGGATCCGCGGGTGAGGCTACTGATCCCGTATGACAGGGACTATCACGGAGAGCGGGAACTGGAATACAACGGGGAACGCTGGGCCGTGGAGAATGCCGACCCATACAAGGAATGGAATGGTGTTATCCTGACCATCCGCAGGAAGGCCGGCAACAGCGGAAGCGTGGTGAATGGGAATGCCTGAAGAGTACACAGCGCTGGTGGAGGCGCTGAAGGGTCTGAGCCAGGAGGGCGTCGTGCTGCCGATGGCGGAGGACGAATGGGCCACAAGGCCGGACACCGTGAGCTACGGGGTTGTTCAGCTGGACTTCGAGGCGGACGCGCTTTATGGCGACAACATGAAGCAGGTGATCGCCTACGAGGGCAGTGTGGATCTGTTCAGTCTGAAGCGGGACGGCGCCGGATGGGTGGAAATGATCACGGATACGCTGAAGGCGCACTGTGAAGGCTGCTGGAGCCTGAACCATCACACGTATGAACGCGAGACAGGGCTGTTTCACTGGGAATGGGTGTTTCAGGTGGAGGAATGAGGAATGGCTTTCAAGATTGAAGTAACGGGGTTGGATGAGCTTCTCACGAAAATGGGGAAGCTACCAGAAAAAGCAGCGGATGTGGCCGCGCTTGCGCTGTACGAGGGTGCAGCGGTAATGGCTGATGCGATCAGCCAGGCGGTGCAGGGCATCGCCACAGAGAAGTTCCACTATGCAAAAGGTGGGCGCCAAAGATTGCCATCCCCGGAGGAAAAGGCTTTGCTTGTAAACGCAAAGAAAGGCGTCGCAAAGTTCCATAAAAACGTAATGCAAGTAGACACAAGCGTCGGCCTGCAAAAGGCGGGATATGGAACGATCAACGGAAAGACAAAGCCGATTCCGCTTGTGGCCAATTCAATCAACTCAGGAACCAGTTTCATGAAGAAACAGCCGTTTTTCCGGAAGGCGAAAGCCAAATCCGGTGCGGCAACCGCGGCCATTGAACGCGGCATAGAATCCAGACTGGACATGCTCAGTCTGGATTAATTTTTGAACGGAGGTAGAAAAAATGGCAAATCCGAATGTCGGGATGATGTATCCCGTATGGGCTCCGCTGGTCTCTCACACGGAGGGCAGCATGCCGGTGTATGGCACGGGCCGGGTGATCCAGGAAGCACGGAACGCGACGGTGAACCGCGAGTATGCGAACAATCCGCTATACGGCGATGACCGTATCGTGGACGATGACAACGGCCTGACCGGGCTGACGACGTCCTTTGAAAGCACGGGCCTGTCCGACGAGGACCGGGTGGCCATGCTGGGCGAGGAAGCGAACGCCAACACGACCACCGGCGGGCAGTGGGTGAGCGACAATGAGACGCCTTACGGCGGCTTTGCGTACATCCGTAAGATGCGCGACAACGGCGTGCGGAAGTTCGAGGCGTGGCTGACGCTGAAGATCAAGTTCCAGGAAGAGAGCCAGGCGACGCAGACCCGCGAGGGACAGATCAGCTGGGGTACGCCGACGCTGAACGGCCGGGCGGCCTCGCTGCTTGTGGATAGCGGGGACCATGAGCGGTTCCAGCTCCACAGGACCTTTGACCGCATCGCGGATGCGAAAGCATGGATCAGAGGGCTGCTGAACGTGCCGGCGGCGAACACGACGGAGGGCTGAGAGCCTTGACAGGGGGAGACGGGAAACCGCCTCCCCCGTTTTCGAAATGCAGGAGGAAGAAAATGACGGAGATCAAGATCGGCGGACGGGTTATCCCGCTGTACTACTCAACGTATGAACTGGTTGAAATTCAGAAAGAAATCGGATGCACCGCCTATGAGCTGAACGATCAGGTTTTCGGTCTGCGGACGGAAGTGGACGAAGAGACCGGGCAGGACAAGGCCGTGCATTTCGACGTCGGGACAGATCCGGCACGGCAGGAAAAGCTGGGGAAATTGATTCGAATCCTGGGGAATGCAGGACTGGAGGAGAGCGGGCAGGAGGCAGACCTAACGGACAAGTGGGTGCTGCGGAAGATGAAGCCGGGGCTTGTGCTGGCCTATGCTTTCGCGGTGATCGCGGTGATCACGGAGGGAAACAAGATCGAAGCCACAAAGGAAGAGAGCGGGCCGGTGGATGAGGGTCTGGAGGAAGAGAACGCAAAAAAACAGCAAGGGAAATGACCTACCTGCGGGTGGTTTCCTACGGGCTGATTGCAGGACTTACCAGGAAGGAAATTGACCGGGCAAGGCCGGGGGAAGTGGTTTCCCTATACCTTTACCGGATGGAATACGACGCGAGATTGAGGATGTGAGAAAATGGCCGGGGGTCCAAACGTAAAGATAAACGCTGATCTGAACCAATTCAGAGCAGGAATCCTTGAAGGGCAAAATGTCTTAAAGGGTCTGAAAGCGGAGATGAAGGCGGCGGACGCTGCTTTCAAGGCGACCGGAAACGCGGAGCAGCAGCTGGCCAGCAAGACAAAGACCCTCACGTCTCAGCTGAACGTCCAGAAGAGCATCGCGGATCAGGCGGCGAAGGCGCTGAAAAAGATGGAAGAAGGCGGCATAAAGCCGACTGATGCGGCATACCAGAAGATGTATGCCACAATGATGAACGCGCAGGCCGGCATGAACGAGGCGCAGGCCGCGCTGAACGCGCTGGACGGGAGCCAGCAGCAGGCGGCATCCAGTGCGAACGAGCTTTCAGACAGCGTGGGAAAGATCGGGAAGAAGCTTAGCCTGGATCAGGTGATCAGCGGGATCAAGAGCATCACGGATGCACTGGAGAACGCCGGGCGTGCCGCTGTGCGGGTTGGGGAAGCGATCTGGGACAATATCATGCAGAGCGCGGAGTGGGGCGACGATATAGCGACCCAGGCCAGCATGTTCCAAATGTCCGTGGAGGAATATCAGAAGGTCGCAGCGGTGGCGAGGACGCAGGGAGAAACATCGCCGAATGAGCTGCTGAAGAGCTGGAAGAAGCTGAAGAAGAACCTCGTAAGCGATTCAGCGGAGGTGCAGAAAGCCTTCGAGCAGCTCGGAATCTCCAGGACGGAAGCCTTTGAGTTGGAAGGCGGCACACCGCGCTGGATGCAAGGCATGGATCTCGGCACGGCGAAGGATTGGGAGGATATCTTCTGGGATATCGGGGATGCGCTGATGGCCATGGGAGACAGCGAGCAACAGGAAGCCATCGCGCAGACGCTGCTGGGTCGGAGCTGGCAAGATCTGATCCCAATGTTTGAGTTGGGAAGGGATAGATATAACGAGCTGAAAGAAAGCACCGACGTGAACGGCGAGGGAACCATCAGCAACCTGAGTGCACTGGCTGACAAAGTGCATGAGGTTGAGCAGCGATTCGAAACGCTGAAGAACGAAGTGATCGGAGCAATTGCGCCGGCATTTACGGAAGCGGCGGATACGATTTCCCAACTTCTGCACAATCTGAATGAGTATCTGAAGACCGATGAAGGCCAGAAGATGCTGCAGACCATGGGCGAAACCGTGCGGGACCTGTTTGAGGACCTGGGAAAGGTGGATCCGAAGGATCTTGTGAACAATTTCACAAGCGTCTTTACCAGCCTGACGGACGGGATGAAGTGGATTGTCCAGAACAAGGACACGCTTGTGAACGCGCTGAAGGCCGTTGTGGCCGGATGGGCCGGGCTGAAGTTGACCGGCGGGGCGCTGGACATTCTGAATCTGGTCAATGGCGTAAAAGGACTGAAAGGCGGAGGATCAGGCAGCGCAGGTTCAGGCGGAGGAAGCGGAGAAAACGGAACAATACTGACAACCGGGCAGCCAGGGCAGATGCCTACGTTGCTGACAGGCATACTCAAAGGCGGAATTGCAGCAATGGCTACTGCAATGGTTGCGAGAATCGCGGACACAGAAGGAAATGCGAGAAGAGATCAAGCAGCGCAAAGAGTTGAAGAACTTAGGCCTGTGCTGAATCAGATACAGCCGGATGCAACATCTCAGAAGAAAGCGATGGGGATGCTGTTTGGTGCGTTGGTTGGAAATGACAATGCCGTTGAAGTGCCTGTGGAGCCGGAAGTTCCTGACGGAGCAAGCGCGCAGATCTCCACGGACATCGGCACGGTGCAGGTGCCGGTGGAGCTGGTGGTTACGAATCCTGGGGCTGTCAGGCCGTCGGTCGGCGGAGGCTCCGGCGTGGGATCGGTTAAGATGATGCAGCACGCAAACGGCCTGCCCTATGTGCCTTATGACAACTATCTGGCGCTGCTGCACAAGGGCGAGCAGGTTGTGCCGGCACGGGCAGCTGCAGGGAATTTCAGCAGCAACCTGTACGTAGACCGGATGATCATGAACAACGGGCAGGACGCGCAGGGACTTGCGGGCGCGGTGGCAGCAGCGAACCGGCGCGTGATGCGGGGGCGCGGATCCTGATGAGGTATGAGCATGAGTAAACAGAGCTATTTTATCTGGAACGGCATTGACAGCCGGGCCATGGGGATTATCTCCCAGGGCGCGGTGCCGATCATCCGGCCGGAAGAACGGGTGCAGCACATCGAGATTCCGGGACGGAGCGGAGACCTGACCGTGACGGAGGGCGATGATGTCTATAACAGCTACATCCAGACAGCATCCATCGCGGTGCGGGGCGGATACCGGGTGCGGGAGATCTACCGATGGCTGCGGGGCGCCGGATATGTGACATTCAGCGCGGAACCGGACCGGAGGCAGAAAGCGAGGATCATCGGCGCGATAACACTCAACCGCCACAGCCGGAATCTGGACTACTGGGAAGGGGAAGTACAGTTTTATTGTCAGCCGCTAAAAGAGAAGCTGATTGAGGAGACGATGGCCTTCACCTACAGCGGCAGCACGATTATCAGGAATAACGGCGACGTGCGGTGCAAGCCGCTTTTCAAGATCAAAGCGACAAGCACCGGATTCCAGTTCAACATTACCGGGGATGATGTGCCGGCGGACAACGTGCTGCGGGTTTACGCCACAACCAGCGGGAGCATCTACTGGGTGGACTGCGAAACGATGGAAGTGTGGAACGAATCGAAAACACAGCTGCTGACGAAGAATGCTGACGGAAACTTCCCGGTATTGGGGAAGGGCGTGAATCATTTCCTGGCGAGCACGCTGAGCGACGTGGTGATCACGAAGAGGGAGAGATTCCTGTGATAGAGCTATATGACCGGGGGAACACAAACTTCACGCGGCATGGCGACGTGATGCTGACGCCGATCAGCTGCACGATCAAGAATGTGGCCGGAGGCGAGTGCAGTCTGCAGATGGTCCATCCCATTGATCAGACGAAGAAGTGGGAGCACCTGGTACCGGAGGCGATTATCCGTGCTCCGGTGCCGAAGGAGACCATCAGCACAAGCTACACAGGCATGGACGTTGACCTGTACCAAACCACGACGAAAGCGGCGCTGCGATCCGGAACCACCGAACCAACGACCATCAATTACAGCGCGTGGAGCGCGGATAACACATACTCCGTGGGGAGCAAGGTGACATATAACAACAAAAACTATCAATGCGTCAAATACGATGAGGACAGCGACCTCAAGAACTTCCCGCCGCCGAACTGCAGCTGGTGGACGAAGATCGCAAGGCAGACTTCCGGGAGTCCGGTGCTGGCGAACCTGAAAAGCGGGACGAAACTGTACTATGTGCGTGACGCCGGCAGCGGATGGCTGCGGATGAGTACGACATACGGCCTGGAGGGATACATCAAAAGCAGCCAGGTGAGCTATGTGCGACACATCACGCCGGAGGAGAACCAGCCGGTGAGCATCGAAACGCAGGCTTTCCGGATCAAGACATCAACGGCGGACACGAAGGAAGGCACAGTGACGGTGTACGCGACGCACGTGAGCTATGATCTGGCCGGGGTGATGGTAAGGGACGCGAAGATCAGTCAGCGGTCCGCGGCAATGGCGCTTTACCAGATCGAAGAGGAATACATGAAAGGCTACAGAGGGACCGTGGCGACGGATCTGGTGAACGATTCCGACGGGACCTATACCGGGGAGATCAAAGGGAAAAATGCCATGTTTGCGCTGCTGGATCCGGACAAGGGGATTGTGGCGCACTTCGGCGCGATGCTGAAGCGGAACAACTGGGATCTGTTCGTGATGCGGAAGACCGCAGTTGACCGGGGCTTCCGGCTGCGGTACGGGAAAAACATCATGGGCGTCAGCTGGGAGCAAAGCAGCGATGAGCTTGTGACGCAGGTGGTGCCGGTGGCGAAGAATGAAGCCGGGGACGATCTGTTCCTGCCGGAGTGGCACATTGACAGCAGCCTGATGAGCAATTATCCGGAAATCTATATGGAATGGCTGAAGGTGCCGGGGCAGGTCGGAAAGGACGACGGCACGGAGACCGGCACGAACTGGACGGAAGAGGCGCTGCTGACTGAAATGCGAAAGAAGGCGCGGGAACGATACAGCGTGGACAAGGCGGATCAGATCCAGCATGAGATCACGATTGATTTCAAGATGATCGGAGACACGGCGGAGTATCAGGAGCTGAAGGACCTGGAGAACGTGGTGCTGTACGATCAGGTGATCGCGATTGATGAGCGCGTCGGGCTGAGCGCCACGATGGAGGTTGTGGAGCTGGAGTGGGACGCGGTGCGGGAGTGCGTGACGGGGCTGAAAATGAGCAATGTGAACTGGTACGGAGGCCGGTCCGTGTCCGGATTCAACGTGATGAACAATTCCCTGACGGGGGACAAGCTGACGGACGATGCCGGGGACGGCTTCGTGACGAAGGCGGTGGATTTGGCCAGGGATGAGCTGGAGAAATACACGAACAGCAAAGTCACCAGTCTGAATAACAGCCTGCGGAAATGGGTGCAGGAAAACTATGAGCCGAAGGCATCAGAATAATCTGGGAGGTTATGGCTATGGCAATCTACAAAGAGGATATCGTAAGCATTGAGCTTTCAAACGGCGCGATTCACAGGAACTTCCTGAATCACTCAATCGGGACCGGTGACAACTCCGCGAACCGGTTCGGCATCCGTGTCTTTCGGAACGGTTCCGAAGTGGATCTGTCTGGCGTGAGCTGTCAGGCGTATTTCAAGAATGCTGAAGGCACGAACATCGCTCTGACCAGCTACGGTACTGTCAGCGGGAATGTGGCCTACGTTACGCTGCCACAGGCATGCTATAACGTGGAGGGCCAGTTCTGCCTTGCGATCAAGCTGATCGGCGGAGGAGTGACCGGAACCATGCGGATCATCGATGGTATGGTATGCAACACCGGCACGACAGGCGCTGTGGCGCCGACCAGCTCTGTTCCGACATACCAGGAGATCCTCTCCACCTATGAGGCGATGGTTTCCGCGACCAGCGCAGCCAATCTGGCTATAGCTGAGACATTCGATGCGAGCAAAGATTACCCGGCGGGAAAGAACGTCATTAACGACGGCGCTCTGTATGTTCTTCCGAATGGTCATACTGCTGGCACTACGTGGGCCAATACGACGAAAGTCGCGTCTAACTTGGGAGACCAGGTGTCTGATTTAAATAGGGCTTTTGATTCTGTAATATATCATGGTGAACGTGCCCTTTTTGATGCTATGAATAGTTCAAATTGGGTTGTTGGCAATATTAATACAGACGGCACAGACAAAAATCAAAGTACATTTATTCGGTTAAAAACTGCAAATGCTTTTTATGCAAACAAAGATTGTGTTGTAAAAAGCCTTGCGACAGGTGCGTATGTTTACGGGCATCAATATAGTGATCAGGCGTGTACTAATTATGAGGGAGAAATTGGAACACTAAACTATCAAGGTAAACAGGAACTTATTCTTCCTGCAAATCATTATTATAGACTTCGAGCGTGTTATGCCCCGGCTTCTTCTCTTACAAACGCAGATATACCGATTATCCTTGCTAAATTTACCGCATATGAAACAACAACCATTACAGAATTACAAAATGGGATGGATGTTACAGAAAAAACATTTGCGGGAATAGATAACGGTGGACAATTAGGTGCAGAATTTACGGAACGGACTTATGTTGCTGACACAAGCAGTAATTTATATAATTCGTCAATGCTTATAGCGGACAAATGGATTGGACCAGAAGGAGCAATAAACAATAGCAACGGAAGCTATTATGCAAAGATTCCTGTTTTTAACGGCGAATCATATACTATCTGCTATCATGGTTCAAAACCAACATTTTCCGCAAGTTCGGCAGGTGGGTATCTTATTCAAGACAAAGATGGAAATACAGTAAAAAATATCCTTGCCCAAAACTTGCCGAACGGTAATGCGATTGACACCTATGATACAAAAGTTATAACCATTCCCAAAAACGGAGCCTATTTGCTGATTACAATTAAACTTGGGACTTCATGGGATAACAGGGAATCCTTCTTGTTTTACAGAACAAGTGCATCCGGTGGAAAACTTGCAGGATTATATGGTGCAACGATTGGGTCACAACCGAAGTGGAAAGATCTGAAATGGGTTGCATTTGGTGACAGCTTAACAGAAAGCAATCTGCGAACAGACAAGAATTATCACGGGTATATTGCTGATACAACGGGTATAACTGTTGTAAATATGGGAAAAAGTGGCACGGGATACAAGCGGACATACGATGAAGGATTCGCATTTTATCAGCGCATTTTGAATGTCTCAACCGATGCGGATGTTATAACAATTTTTGGAAGCGGAAATGATTTGCTATATATTAGCAATCTTGGCACACCAGCAGATGAGTTTGATCCAGAGCATCCTGCTGATAATACACTTTGCGCTTGTATAAATAAAACAATCGAAAATCTGTATTCCGTTTTACCAACGGTTCAACTTGGAATTGTTACTCCTTGTCCGTGGCAAGCATATAATCCATCTATTGCCAATAACGATATGGATTTATATAGTCAAGCAATCGTTCAGATATGCAAAAATCATGGAATACCTTGCCTTGATTTGTATCATTGTTCCAGTTTGCGTCCGTGGGAAGCATCTTATAGAGAATTGTGCTATTCAAAGGACGAAGGGCATGGGACGCATCCGAATGAATTAGGTCACAAAATTCTTTCTTCACACTTTGAAGCGTTTCTTGAAACGTTGATTAGCACATATTGAATATTCACAAAAGAAAGACTTTAAATCAGATAGCGCGGACTAACTTATCACCATTAAAAAGGGGAATGTGCGGTTTTTGCACATTCCCTTTGTTCGCTGTTTCCGGTTATGTGGAGTGCAGGCGGAAAGAGTTCCGGATGCGGTCCTTGCTGGCAGCGTAGTAGCCCATCGTCGTGTCTACGTCGCTATGACCGGCGAGGATCGCCACCTCCTGGATCGGCATGCCGCGATTCAGCATCTGGGTAATCATCGTGCGGCGGAAGCGGTGCGGATGGATGTCCGCGACGCCGGTCTTTTCGGACAAGACGTTCAGCATGGCCCGGACGCCGCCGGGCTGGAGCCGACGGCCCTGATAACCGATGAACAGCGGTTCCTTGTCATCCTCGCGGGTGGCGAGGTATTCGCGGAGCACCAGAGCGGCCTCCTCCGTGAGGTAGACGGTGCGCTCTTTGCGGCCTTTGCCGTATACAACGCACTCTCCGGCTTCCAGATCCACATCGGCGCGGTTCAGGGCGGTCATTTCACTGACCCGGCAGCCGGTGGAGAGGAGAAAATAAACGATCGCCAAATTCCGGATGCTGACGCAGTGGCGGCGCAGGATGTCCAGATCTCCGGACGAGAATGCCGGACGGTCACGTTCCTCGCAGCGGATCTGCTCCACGGCGCGGATCGGATTGCTAGAGATCAGGCGATTGTCTGCAAGCCAGGAGAAATACGACCAGAGTACCTCACGATAGCCGCGCACGGTGCTGTCCCGGACGCCGCGCGCAAGCTCCTGAGAAAACCAATGCCTGACGTGCTCGGCAGTGACCTGACGGGTGGTGACGTTCTCCGCGCGAAGAAATGTCTCAATGACGTAGCGGTAACGGGTGAGGGTGCTTTCACCACGGCCTGCGGCACGCTTGCCATCGATGAAGGCGTCCAGCAGGTCGCAGGATTCGGGCTGATCCGCGCCGATATGCTCCACGGAGTAGGAATCCAGCTTTTCCTGGATCTCCTGCGTGGCCTCCTCATACTGATTGACGAACATACGGGGACGCAGGGTTTCGGAGATGTCCTGCAGGAGGAGAGTCTTGTCTTTTTCAGCCATAAAAAACACATCCTTTCTTGTAGTTGGCGAAAGGATGTGATAAAATCAACCTCCGGAGGGTGTGCCGTAACCACATCTTCCGCCGGAGCGAAAGCGGGGACCAGCCGCTGTCGCTCTTTTCTTTATTATACAACAAAACGGAGATCAAGTCACAACAAAAGTGGTAATTGCTAAATAAATAGCAAACGGAGGAATTGCCATGGTATGGATCATCCTGATTGGGGCGCTGATGTTGTGCGTAGTGGCGATGGCCATTATAACATGGAACGATGACGGGAGGCGATGGAAATGATCACTACGGAGCAGCTGATCGGGAAGTTCCGGGAGGCGCTGGAGGAGAAATGGGGCTACATCTGGGGGACATCCGGGGTCATGTGGACGGCGGCCCGGCAGGCAGCCCTGGAGAAAACCACGGACGCGAACCGGGAACAGGGCCGGAAGTACGGGAAGAAATGGATCGGGCATAAGGTCGCTGACTGCAGCGGCCTTTTTGTTTGGGCGTTCAAGGCCTATGGAGGATCCATTTATCACGGAAGTAATACTATGTATAACAAGTATTGCTCCTCACATGGGACTTTGTCTAAGGGCCAGCGGACAGACGGGCTGCAGCTGCTGCCGGGAACGGCTGTGTTCGTGTGGAATAAAAAGAAGCAGAATTATTCCCACGTCGGGCTGTACGTCGGCGGCGGGACCGTGATTGAGGCCGCCGGCACGAAGGAAGGCGTGATCACCAGCGCAGTGACCGCGAGCAAATGGAGTCACTGGGGAGAGCTGAACGGGGTGAACTACATCCCGGGCGGCAAGGATCCAGATCCGGCGCCTGTGCCTGATCCGGAACCGGCGGGAAAGCCAACCATCCGGAAGGGCGACCGGGGCGAATATGTCACGCTGGCGCAGACGATGCTTCTAAACCGCGGGTACCGGCTGCCGAAGTATGGCGCTGACGGATCATTCGGCGCGGAGACACAGGCGGCGGTGAGGCTGTTTCAGCAGGACTGGGGGCTGACCGTGGACGGCGTGATCGGGCCGAAGACGTGGCAGATGCTGGAAAGCACGCCATCGAAGGCCAAAACCTACCGGGTGACCATCACCGGCCTGGACAAAACACAGGCACAGGCGATGCTGAATAATTATCCAGGCGCGACGATGACAGAGGAGGAGTGATACCAATGGGGCTTGCTGAGATACTGACAATGCTGGGATGCTCGACGATCATTGGGGGAACGATATCGTTTTTCATCCAGAGGGCGATTAAACGGCACGACGCCGCGAGGGACAGGCGCCTGGATGAGGAGCGCATAAAGCAGAAACGGGAACAGGATGAGATCAAGAAAAAGACAGAGGCCCTGGAGAGCCAGAACAAAGCAACCATGCTCGGAGTGCAGGCCCTGCTGCGCGATCGTCTGCTGCAGGGATTCCGGCACTATATCGACAAGGGCTGGGCTGACTACGATGACCGGCAGAACATGCTGAACATGTATACACAGTACGAAACGCTTGGGCCGAACAGCGTGATGAATGATCTGTATCAGAAGTTTACAAATTTACCGGAACAACAGGAAGGATGAAAAGGAGGAACAGAGCATGAAATGGGACTGGAAAGAATGGGCGGTTGCAGCACTGATCCGGGCGGTGAGGACGTTTGCCCAGACGTTCGCTGGGTGCATTGCTGTTGGGGCAGCAGTGGAGGAGGTGCAGTGGCTCCGTGCACTCTCTGTGAGTGGCGTGGCCTTTGTCCTGAGTATCCTGACAAGCCTGGGCGGCCTGCCGGAGGTGAAGCAGGAAAAAGTTCCTCCTGACGAAGAAGCTAACGGATAAAAGAAGACATGAAAAAGCCGGATGATTTTGTTCATCCGGCTCT